GTTAAAGTTGCGGTTGCTCTTTTTTCCTGATCTCTAGTTTCTAATTCTCTAGATAATCTTGCTTCAGCTAACTGAATAAAGTTAGGTATCTGATCAGTTAAATCTGTTCTAGCTAAAAAATTAGCTACAGCAGTTTTTAACTCAGAATATGTTGATATACTCACATTGAGCCTCCGCCAGTTCTAAAAAATCTATTGTCACTATCGTTAAGCCATGTCCGCCACTTCTTAGAGGCTTCAGGGTTGTTACTTGGATCTCCGAACTTTTGTGTAAGTTCCAAATATAAACTGTTAGGTATTTCTGCTATATGTTGCCAATGCTTCTGAGTATTCCCAATCATTGATCCTTTTTCATAGTCATTTGACTTTCTTTTGTTAGCATCCAAAACTTCTTTAATATGTTGTTTTGTCTCAATGGTGTAAGTGCCATCGTTATTGTCATGCCAAAAAGTTTCTTTTTTTGAATATGGATTTCTTGATATTAATCTCGACATTGTTTTCCCTTAAAAATAGAAAGGGCGAAATTAATCGCCCCCTCATAGTTAGTTATTATGCACCTGATAAACCAATAACTGCTGAATGTGCTTTTGGTGCTGTTGGCATCAATACCCATTCGCAAATGATTTGCTCTTTGATTGCATCTCCAGTTTGTGCAAGCTGTGTCTTTGAAAAGTTTCTTCCATTAAGAGTTCCGATCTTAATATGATCAGGATCAATAATGAATAACTTGTCATCTGACATAAATCTTGAAGGAGTTAAATCAAGTGTTCCATAGTCAGTTAAGTAAACTGATACAGATCCAACAAATGCAGGAGCAGAACTCGCAGTTGTGTTCACCTGATTTGTAACAAGGTTTGTTCCTGCCTGACTGAGATCAGAAATATTTGCCTTGTTCGTTGCATCGCAGACCAAAACACGAGGTTTACCTCCATCTTGCCATGCTTGAGTTACAGCATTGTCAATTTTGGCTAAAGTCAAAGAGGCTTCAGTTCCAGTTAAATCTGCAACGTCAGATCCATCTCCAGTTCCAAATGCGATGTCAGAAGGAGTAGCATCTCCATTTGTCATCCATGTCACTAAAGTTGCTGACTTACGAGGCTCAGAACCTGACTTAGCTACGTTAAGATCTCCGACAATTTTCTCTATGTCTCTTCTTAACTCAAGTCCTTTAAGAACTGATTGGTAAGCAGTTTCTTTTGCTCTTCCTGCTTTATCAACACTTTCCAAAGTACCTGAGATAGAGAAGTCTTTCCCTGAGATCTGAGTGTAGTTGTTAAGTCTTGTTGTAGCAGTTGGAGTTGCATAAGTTGCATCTGCACCCTCAGAAAGACTGTTTTGTCCTGCTGAAGCTAGTTCCTGAACTTGCCACTCAACGAGTGTGCCATTCACTGTTTCTTTTTTTGCTAGTGAAAAAATTGGTGTTTCATCACTATCAATTTTATAAATAATGTCTGCTAGTTGCTCTCGCTCACCAACAGCATTTGAAGTTTGGAATAAAGCCATTCGATTTCTCCTATTAGGCTGATTGTTTATTTAAAAGTAGTTCGATAGCACCTTCTATTGTGCTATTTTTGTTGAAACGATTAACCATGTCTTGATTACGTTTCGATACAACTTCAGACTTAGTTTTAGGAGTTCCTGCTTTGACCATCTTTGGGGCAACCTTAACCTTCTTTTTGGCTTGAGTTTTGCCACCCATTAACTCGTCATACAACATTGCCTTCCGCAGAGTTACGATTGCACGATGATCACTTGCCTGAGCAATTTCATCATCTGAGTAACCCATATGGGATTTAGCATATGAGATCACTTTTGACCTCTCAGCATCTCTGACTTTCTCATCTCTCCATGCAGGGATCTTATCAAGCATTGTATCAAACTCAGATTTTAAGTGGTTCTGATATTGTGCTTGTTGTTCTGCCTGCTGTTGAGACTTAATTGCCTGCTGTTGCTGTTGAACTTTAGCTAAATTATTTTGTTGAATTTGGTATTCTGCATGAATACTTGCAAACTCATCATTGGTCTTAGTTCTTCGCAGTTCTTCCCAATTAGGCTCAGGCACTTTTAATGCTTGTTCTAATTGCTGAAGTCCTTCCGCATACTGATCTCTCAACTGCTTCGTTTCGGCATCTTTTGCCTCTACCGCTTTGCTCTTTTGTGAGACTTCGTTCATGCGTTTATGAAAAGTCCTCTCTCTCTGATAACCTGATAAAGCCTCTTCCAAAGTTACCTCTGCTTCCTCGCCATCAATCTTGACAGTGAACATTTGGACTTCTTCTTCGACTTCCTCAGCATCATCTTCCTGAGCGGTTGTATCTTCTACTTCTTCGCCTTCATCGGAGTTATCTTCTTCTAAGACTTCCTCTTGCTCGGTTGCTTCTGATACTTGAGCCTCTTCTTCTACTGGCTCGGTTACTTCCTCAATTTCAGGGTTAGCTTTTGCTTCCTCTTGAGGTAATAATTGGTCTATTGCTTCGTTAACTGATATAGAATTGCTCTCGCTTGAGTTTACATTTTCCATGAATTTTCCCTTTTGTTTTATTTAGTTTTGCCAATTAGTCTGTCTAATTGAGCCTTTGCCATCCTTCCATTTGCACTGACATTTTCTATGCCTGATTTAAGTGCCTTCAAAGATTGGTAAAGATAGTAAATACGTTCTCTTTCCTCTGCATCTTTTAGAGATGAGTTCTTCCACGCATCTAAAAACTGGTTTTCTAAGCCTTCAAAAATTTCTAAAAAAACTGGATTTTTTAATAAAATATCAGCTTTGTTACCTTTTTCTAATTCTTCTCTTGCTGTACCTTCTTGCATTACGATCTTCTAAATGGAGTAAATCCACTTAATCCCATTTGGTTTGTGAAGTTAGCAGGGCGGTATGCAAAATTATTTACAAAGTTTTGATTAGCAGAATTAAAGTCAAATCCTGAAGGTGCGTTTACTGGTGCTTGATCTAAACTTGTTGCCCTATAATAAGCATCTCCTGAAGGAAATGTATTAGGATTAGTTGGCATATTTGGACTAGATGTATCTAATCTGCAAGCCTGCAAGTCATCGTCATATCTATAACCATCAGGACAAACTGGCTGTCCGCTAACTGGATTTCTTGTTGGTGCAACAACTTGCTCATTATTGCCACTATCATCACCGCCTATTGTCGGATCGCCAAAAGGATTGCCTGAATTAAGTCCAGTATAAGTTGTTACATTAGGCAAGAAAGGTAAACCAAACAAAGGAGTTTGACCAGTTGCACCTATTATATCTCCTTGAGGATTAAAATATGGAGTTCCGCCCTGACTTAGCTTTGCACCTATTTTATTTTTTAATCCATAAATATCTCCTGCACCCACATTAATGTCAGCACTTCTAGAGGTAAAAGGAGCATTTGCTACTGTACTCATTGGATTGGCATCAAAGAAATCTTGACTTCTTGCAAAATCTTGAACATCCATTGCAGAAGGAGAGTAAGGCTGATAATTATTTAAGCCTGCCCCTAATTGTTCACCTTGTGCAACCGCATTTGCTATAGCTGTTTGTTGTGCAACATAACTGTCTCTTGCTTCATCACTCGCATAACCGCCCTGATTTGGACTGCTACTAAAATCTTGAGTAACCTCAGTTCTCTCAGCAACTTCATCTGCCTCATCGCCACCTGAATTGTCATTGTCTGAACTATCAGATCCAAAGCAATACATAGACTGCTCGATTAAGTTGGCAGGATCAAAACCTTCAAGTATTTTCTTTATTTGAAAACGCATAACCTTTTTTCCTTTTTGATGGTCTGTACCATTGACATTTTAAACTTGTTCCAAAGTTACTGGTTATAAAATCCCTCATAGATCGAACCATTTCTCTAGTTCTTCCAAAAGGACTTATCCAATCTGCAAGCCATAAATTTTTACCTGACTGCCAATCTTCAGGTTGAATCAAGTAACCCTCATTCTGCAACTTGTGCAAAATCTCATCTGATACCCATGCCCAAGTACAAACAGCACTTGGCTTTGAGTTCATATAAAATATTCGGTACTGCCCCAACTTAACTGGCGGAATAAAAATTTTTTTTACTTTGTGCATTTTAAAGTGATGGTGCATTTGTGAGTGTGCCACCAAAAATAAAATGTCACCTAAGTAATTATGCTCTCGGTAAGTTGGTTGAGATTTCTGCATCTGTAACCGCCTTAGCCACCCTTAACTCGGCTTCCATACTTAGTTCTTGTCTACGCATTTCTAATTCTGCCTGCATCTTTTCTCTTGCAAGCTGAATGTCAGCACTCGCCTTTTCTCTAGCTAGTGCAATGTCTGCTTCCAGTTTCATTTTCTTTGCTTCAATCTCAGCCTGAGCCTTTTGCATCTCTGCTTGTGCTACTGGATTTTCT